CATAACGAAAGTTATTAACAGTTAATTTTATACTTTTATCGGTTTGATGCGATTATTAGTGTCAAATCGGTAAAAGGAATAGTTTTTGCTTTATTATTAATTCAACAAAATAAGGCGAAAATAAATGGAACTTTTTTTAAAAACTCATCAAAATAATCCTGTAAATTCATTTTTACTAACTCTAAATTCAAAATTCAGCGTAAACACCTACCTTTCAAGAGTGTCAATTTTTTGTGATTTCTTCTTTAAAACACGAAATTTTGAGCGATGCAATTGGTCAAAATTAAGTCACATAGCAATACTTCAATACATGCGTTATGAAACCCATAACGACAAAGCTCACACGACAATAAATTTAACACTTTCAGCATTAAAAAATATTGCTTATGAGTGTTGGCAGTTAAAGTTTATAGATATTGAATGTTACACAAGAATAAGAAAGATAAAAAAGCTAAAAGGAACGCGAGCCGCAGCAGGAAGAGTATTGACAACAAACGAAATAGAAAAAGTAAAAAAATACTTCAAAAATAACGATAATATAAGAAACAAAAGAAATTACGCATTGTTTGCCCTTGCTTGTGGTGCAGGACTTAGACGAAGAGAAATTATGCTCCTTAATATTTCAGACATAAAAGGAAAGACGGTTTTAGTCCACGGTAAAGGTAATAAATCTAGAACTATATACTTATGTAGATTTGTTAATAACGCTATTAACAAATGGATCGAAGCCCTAAAAAGAAAAAGTGGAGCATTATTTTCTAGTATCTATAAAAACGAAAAAATTTCAAATACGAGAATATCATCAATGGGAATAGCATCTATTACAAACCAAATAATTGATAAAGTTAAAATAGAACACTTTACACCACACGACTTAAGAAGAACATTTGCAACAACACTTTTAGAAGTTGGAGCAGATAAAATTGCGGTACAGAAACTAATGGGGCATTCATCAATTAACACGACAATCATTTATGATAGACGCGGAAAACACACGCAAAAAATAGCGATTGAAATGTTACCTTTTTAAACTTTTTAAATAAAAAAGCGCAGAGAGCCTCTTTGAGTTGCGCAAAAATCAAATCATCTTGAACATGAATACCTTAAATGAATCTTATTAAAATCAGTCTTTTTATCAAAATAACGACGACTCCAATAAGCACAAGCATCATCACTTTGCACATTAATATATTTAGAATTATATCCAAATGAAGATCCTGCAGTTTTATGTAGATTAGAGTTTTTATTAATACTTAAAGAATTATCACTTACCTTAAATTTACTATAAGAAGTGTATTTTTTTTGTTGAGGAATAGATGATTCTACATTTAATTGATATTTTTTAAAAATAGGTTCAAAACCATTCTTTAAAACCTGAGCAGACTCTGTAATATACTTTTGTTTATCAAATTCCGGCAAAGAATTATAAGATTTCATCACAGAAGACATAAATAATATTGGCAACAACCACGCCAAAAACAAAGCAACAATAATAATAGAAACCCATTTAATAAAATATAACAAAACAAATCCTTGTCAATAAAAAAAACAATTCTAAACCATAATGATTCTCATTTAAATAAATTTAATAATACGGGAAGTTCAAAAAATAGCACTATTGCATAAAATCAAAGTAATTATTGTTATTACATCAACGTGCCTAAAATACTAAAAAATAGTGAATATGGCGCAAGGCTGCATTGTTTGGTGGAATCTACCCCCGTAATACAGAAACGGGGGTTCTCTCCTTTCGCCTCTTCGTCCTCCTCCTAGGTCGTCGTCGTCCTTATCGTTGGCAGTCGATAAACCAAAAACAAAAGAAGTTTGGCAGGATGGGGAAGTTTTTTAAATTAAGCATAAAAAAAGGCTTTACCTCTATACAGAGATAAAACCTTTCATCCGCCCGTTATAGTCTCCAGTGCTGCAACTGGAGAAACTCCCCTAACATCGCAAGCTAATCGAATTACGATAGAACAAAGAAGTTAACGCTACGCTGCATGGCTACGCCATAAAAAAACCATTATTGTTTCACGTAACAAAAATGGTTACCATATTTGACAATACTTAAAATCAATCAAGACGCATTGATACAGAATAAGCGTAAGCTTTATCAATAATCCAGCTTAAACTATAACCATCTGAAATCATGCGATTATAACGCTCAGAATCAGACTTAGAAAGCGTTGAATTTACAGTTACTAACTTATTAGCTTTCTTTTTATCTCTTGCTCTTTTGGAGCGTTCAGCACCAGATAAGGCGTTTTCAGACTTTGGACGACCAATTTTTTTAGGCATATTAGTTAATTGTAATTGAACTTCATTTGATTTTCCGTTACTCGTAACGATAACACAAGTACTTTCAATTGCTAAACTATCTTGCTCTTTTTGAGATTCAACTAATTGAGCGTTTTCTAATTCTTGATTTTTAATCATTGTTTCAAGAATAGAACGAACATAAATAATATGTTTAGTGGCAACGTCTTTTCTTTTAGTATTTAAAACTATTGAAATAAACTCACCATACTTACTACCAAAGTCAATAACATCAGCAAGAACTAAACCATCAAAGAGCGCTTTAACTTTATATAAAGGCATATCATTCATTAAAGATTTATCAGCATCATTTACTACGCCTAATGTATTTTTTAATATATTTAAGTTATTCATTTAATTCCCCTTAGTTAATAAAACCATTATACGTGTCGCGACACGCAAAGTCAATATTAATGTGTCGCGATACGATAAAGAGTGGTTTTATTTACAGATTAACAGCGCTTTTTATGTACGGTTCAATTTGTTCAGACTCTTGTGGTAACGATTCATAATACGTTGGCTCACAATAAATATAATGAGAATACTCATTATTTCGTAATTCGATTAAACAATCGTTTTTATAAAAAAGCTGATAACCCATATTCAAAAGTTGTTCACTAGATAAAGAAAATGTATGAGTGTCATTTTTAGCATTAAACAAGTAATCCCTAAAAAATATACTTTTACTTGCTGAAGTAAAAACTTTATTGATAGCGCTAATATAAATTTCTTTAGCGCCGTAAGGAAGATTTACAAAATTATTAGGCGCAATAATAATCGAAACGCTACTATCACGAAAATGAAAATTGTTAATCTCAACATTATCTTTGCCGTTAACGTTATTAATTTCACTAATAGCTTTCTGGTCATTCTCAGTATTTTTCGCACCAACAGGAATTTGAACAGCAGCCGCTTGCCTGTTCTCCAAATCAACCGCATCGCTTGAGCTATCGAAGAAAAAGAAAACCATATAAATAAAATAGGCGACAATAGCAAACAACCCACAATAAATACGCCAACTAATCCCTGATGAACCCAACCCCGACTTAGTTGTTTTTCCAGTAGCAGTTGATTTGTATAATTTAAAAACATCGATAGGTACCTTTTTTGAAGTAGTGACTTGACCTTTTTTGGCTGTTAAACCGCTCTCTTTGGCATTATGTTCAAGAACTAAAGGCCGTCTTTTAAAGTAAGGTAATGGTATTTGATCTTTAGAAGTGTGCTGATAAGCTTTTTCACAAACAGAGCGAACAAACGGAGTAACCTCTTTGATATCTGGAGTTGCAAGAATAATATCCCAGTTATAGTGTCTGTGACGCATAAACATTTCGCGTAAAGTTCTGGGATAACGTAAATAATCACGTTCATCAAAAAGCGACTCGCCAAGGTCATCAAGATAATCATCTACATTGACATTATTCTTAATTTTACGTTGTTCTTGATGGTAAAGCTCGACAAGCTCAAGCGGCAACTTATCATCAAAAAAGCCCTCGCCTTGATAATTATAGTTAAGTGCTTTAAAGCTCGAATCGTTAGGATATACGTCTTGTATTTCATCAATAAAAAGCAAGCAGCCGATAGGCGCCCATTGATAAAAATTTCTAATTAATAAAATACCTGTTTCGCTAGAAATAGAAATTCTAAATAATCGAGCTGAGTCAGGGAACACTTCACCCAGAGCACGCTGCATTTGCTCAAGTTCTAAAATACCTTGTAAATTAGTAATAACGACACGGCCAGAACGAAGTGCGGGTAAAACTTCAAACCACATGGCCGTCGACGACTTATAAGAACCAGGAACACCATGGAAAATTTTAGTAGCCATTAGTTAAACATTGCGTAAATAAATTTAGTTATATACGCTTCGATGATAATTGATAAGGCCTGAAAAATACCTATCGAACCCGCAACCGCTTTAACATCATTTGGCAAGTGAGAAACTAACGTATTAAGTAATTCTGTATAAGAAATTAAACCCAAAAAAGTAGTAGCAATAGACATTGATTGATTGATGGCCCACAGCGTCGATTCTAATTTATATTTTAAAAGCCAAGCAAAAACATAAACCTGAAAATTGACAATTGCCAAAGGAATATCATTTAAGAAAAAATCAGCAATTGAATGTAAATAATTCATCACTTGACTAAAAAAACCTGAAATTCCTCCAACCGTCTCAACAGCAGCAAAGGTAGAAAAAGGTAAGAATAAGAAAATAATTAATGTTAAATATCTCATTTAAAAACACCTCCTAAAACAATAAATAAAGCACCTAAACTGGCCATTAATAAAATAGTACTTTTAATTAACGAGAAATGTTCGCTAAAACGGGCAATAGAAACGTCGTGAACACCCCATTGTCCTAGGTCTATATTGTTTTCTGAAAAATTAGCGTCAGTAGATTGAAAAGTGAAATGTTGCATTAAGTCAACTTTAGAAGTAGCAATAAGTTCATCGATTGATTCAGTCAACGCTTGATTTTCTTCATCCAAAGCAACAACCGCGTCATTATCAAAAATAGACGATAAACCAGTAGAGCCAACAGCATCATAATTAACTGCATCACCTAAAGAATCATCATCTATTTTATCGCCTAACTCGTCGAGTTTATTAAGCAGAGAAGTTGAATTTCCATCAATCTTGTTAAGCAAAGAAGTAGAGTTACCATCGAGCTTATCGAGCAAGGAAATAGAATTATCGTCGAGTTTGTTAAGTAAAGAGGTTGAATTATCATCTAATTTTTGACCTAATAAAGTAGATAAATCATCAAATTTTAATCCAATAACTTCAGTATTATCATTTATCGCAGCAATAACACCTGCTGTATCGCCAGTTGTTGAACCATCACCACCTAGACCATCAGCGCCACTAAAAGCAGCGGTAGAGGTAACGTAAACATAAACAGATTTTTTATGGGTAGACATATCATCTATTCTTAATAAATATTGCGTTTTATCAGTTAACGTTTTTGATTCAATTTTTACACTATCACCATTGTAAGATTCAATAGATCGTGCAAAAGCAAGTACAGCATTAAAACCTAAAAATGTATTTCTTAAATCTTTGCAATCAAAAGTTCCTGAAGCTGAATAAACGGTACAAGATTGCATAACAAACAATTCAGTATTTAAAAAAGAACTGGAACCAGAAACATCATCCTGACAAAGACCATTTGAATCTAAAGATTGCCCCGTTGGACACTGAATATCCTGACAAACGCCATTTGAATCTAAAGATTGACCCGTTGGACACTGAATAACATCATACTGACAAACACCGTTTGAATCTAAAGATTGACCCGTTGGACACTGAATAACATCATCCTGACAAACACCATTTGAACCTAAAGATTGACCAGAAGAACAAGTTTTCTCTACACATTTATAGGGTGCAACTCTTGCTTCAGCATTTGTTGAATCCGTATTAGAATCAACAGAAATAGACGTTCTAGTTAACGAAAAATCATAACAAGTATTTTTCCAAAACTTCGAGGTGTTAATAGAGTGTGAAACATTGTAACCGCAACCCTCAAATGCAAAATAATTTGTAGACAAATAAGTAGGTAAATCTTCATATTCAGTTAGAGTGATAGAACTAGGAGAATTCGGATAATTATCATAACAAAGAGCATCGGGTTCGGGTTCGACAACTGATAGTGTTTTAAAAACAACGTACTTAGTAGAATCAGGATAACCAATACAAATATTTCCATAATTATAACCTTGAGCAATTAAGGGTGTTTTAAACTTTAAAGAATAAACAGAAATACTTCTATCAGAAGAATAAGCAAAACCATTAGTACAATAAGATAAAGCTGAATCCAAAGAATTAACCTTATAAAAATTAATACCTTCAATATTTTCTGTTTCAGCAAGCGCATCAGAAGACCAAAAAAAAATATTAAAAAGTAAAATGGCTAAATAAATAAGTGCTTTCCAAAACGGAAAAAGCGGTTTTTTTGGCTCTGATATATATTTATATTCCATAATTTGAACCCAATTTTAAAGAAAAAAAGGAGCTATTAAGCTCCTTGATTAAGATTAATAATAAAAAAATTACTAAACTGCGCGTACACCAGACTCAAAGCCTGAGACAAAAACTAGTGCCAATGCACAAGCAAAGAACATGGAAATAGCCATTTTAATTACCTTTAAACCAAGCTATTAACGATTTAACACTAAAAGATAAAATAGCAATAGCAATTACGGCACCAATAACCGCAGAAACGTTACCTGTACCTTCAGTTTGAGCCGCAGTAATTTGCGTTGTATAATCAGCAGCAAAAGTTGCACCCGAAGACATTAAAGCAGTACCACCAACAGCAATAGCAGTAGAGGCTTTTTTAGCTTTAACAGCTACCCATTGACCGCCAAAATTAACCATTTGAATTACATTTTTCATAATAAAACCCTATAAAATTAAAAATAATATTTAAGACCGAGCGCCTAAATATTTAACCATGCGACCAGTAAAATGACCGCCTAAAAATGCAAGCATCATAGACCCATGCACTATTCCAAAAGTCGCTAAATCAAAACCAAAAAGGCTTTCTAACGTACTTAAGATTTGTGCTACCGACGAAGAATCAAATTCTGATTGAGTCAGTAACAAAAATTCACTACAAATCTGTTCATTAGTTGCTTTTACAAAACCATTAACATCAACAACAGCACAAACAGACATTTATTTTTTACCCTTTTTCAATATGAACGCTGACATCATTACTTTGGCAAATAGGACAACAAACCTGATTGAATTTAATTTTAGTTACTACATCTAGTTCAAGTTCAGTACCAAACCAATCACAAGAAGCGCATAAATAATCGTACTGCTTGTAATCAAATAAAATAACAGCGTCCATGGTCTTAACCTTACTTGGATGAATAGTTGTAAAAACAGCAGCCAAAATTAATTACTGACCCTTTAAACAATCTTTAAAGTGTTGTTTAAGTTGTTGGTCAACTGGAATTATTTCTGAAATTTCATTTTCAAAAGTATCTGTATTAAAGCCAACAACTAGCTCATATTCTTTGTTAGAAACAAAAGCACCAGTGTCGATTAATTGATGAGCATACTTAGCGTTGATAGCTAAAGACTGTTTACCGAAAGGTGTTTCAGTTGATTGACCTACCGATTTACGTCTAAATTTTGGCGCGTCAACAATTTCAATTGGATAAAGCATGAGTAATGATGCCGACTCAGCACTGGGGTTCTTGCTTTCAGGAAAGCTTATGATTTGAATACCACATAAAATAATTCTATTAGACATTTTTAGACCTCTATTACAGTGTTTATTAGTTGTTGATAGGTGGAAGGTATTCCAAGCTTACCTCCGGTTTCTTCTGGTAATATCAAACCCATAGTGTGTTCAATGTCACCCTGAAAAATTTCTAGAATATCGCCAAGTGCTTTACCCGCAGAGCGACGAACGTGACGAACGCGAGCAGCAACATCAAGACAAACTTCTTTTACTTTGCTCATGGCTTTAGTTTTAACGCCTTTATCTAAATCAATAGAGGCAGCAAAAGGACAAAGACCTGCAAAAGTAGCCGCAGGGTTAAGTAAAGCGTCAACATCCCATTTCTTTAATTCTGATTCTGAGCGATACCAAGTTAAATCATCTTGCTTAATACCCTGTTCTAACTTTTTATTATAAATACGCCAATAAACAGCAGATGAACGAGAGCCAACGCAAAACATTTCTTGAGAAAAAACCTTTAATAATTTGTTTAATTTTGCTTCGTAAGTATATTTATTTCTAGGCTCACAAAGAGGAGCTGGTCCACGATTAGATGTTCTGAAAAAGCCATCGATATAAGCTTTTTCTGCATAATCACAATTAAAATTATTGTCAAAATCGTCATAAGCTAAATCTATGCGACTAAGTTTTGATACTGAAAAAACCCTGTGAAGCCAATGATGTATAACAAAGGGCGTTGTATGTTCAAAAAGTGACTTGCAACCTGTACCTGAAATTTGAAAATGAATAGTGTCTCTTTGACCGCCAATACAAACAAAGCCAACGTCTTTGCCTAAAAAACGTAACGTAGCTGAATCTTTATAACCTTGAAAACCTTTACCTCTCATTGGTGAGATATCAAAACCTAAAACTTCACCCGCCCAAATTTTAAGAGTTTCTTCATAAAATTTAAGCATCGTAGCTTTAAATTCAGCATGCATTAATTCATGTTCTTCTAAATTTTTTACTTTACGCCATTTAATTTCTGGTACTTCTGGCCAAATGCCATAATTTTTAAAATTAACAGTATGATGAACATCCTTTTTAGAAAAAAAGTCTTTTTTTATAACTGTCATTTCATGAGGGAAATTAATACGACCAGCTTTTGAACAATGACGAAGAGCTGAAATAGGGAATGTAAATGCTAGAAAATCAATTTTAATATTATCAGATTTTTTATGAGCCATAAGCTCATTAGCTTTATTGCTGTATATGTCTTTCTTTTTGCTTTTTGGAACATATAAACGAGGAAGTTTTAGTTGGTTTTCTTCTAATTTATCAAAAGATTGTTGAGTTGAAAATAATGGAAATTGTTTCATTAAATTAACCCTTTTTGAACTAAAATTGGATAGTTGCTGTCTGTTATTTCGATTAACTCAACATTAAAAAACTCTAATGAAACCCAAGCATTGAATAAATAAAACGAGCTAAAGAAATCATGGTGACGTTCACCATTGAAATCGTAAGTTATGTTAATGCCCAGAATCGGGTCACTCTCGTAATAAATTTTCATAGAAAAACTAAACCTTAATGATTTCTATTAATTCTTTTAAGTCTTCAAGTTCAGTTTCAAGCTCAAAACTAGGAGAAGAAATCATGTTTACTTTAACTATTCGAAGAAAAATGGTGCGATTCAAAACATTGATTTCATGGGGTGTTAAATGGATAGCTATTTTTTCAATTTGAGAATTAGTATTTTCAGCCATAATTAACACCTCATAAAATTAATGAATAATTTGCTTTCAAGCTAGACCTAAACGGCATGAATAAAGTGCGAACTACATCAAGTTAAGGTGTGTCACCTCGAAAGCATTTAAAGGTTATACGCAGGCTGTATACGTTGTCAACAGTCTGCACCATGATTGTAAGGTGTTGACAACTGTCCTATACTTGATTTGCGAACTACAAAACAGGTAAAAACAATGAACTTCTTAGATGTGCTAAATGCAGCTACCACGGACCTTTCAGACAATAAGCTATCAAAGAAACTTGGTATTGGGAGGGCTACGGTATCATCTTGGCGTTGTCGTGGCTCAATACCAGAAGATGAGATTTTAGATAAATTAGCAGAATTAACAAATATACCAGTAGAAAAGGTGTATTTTGCAGCCTATGCAGACAAGATACACAACCCAGTAGTAGCACAGCTTATGAGAGAGTACAGTCATTTAGCCGCATAAAAAAAAAGCTATACAAAACGACTTATTTTCATAATAACTAGATTTTGAGTAAACATGTAAATAGATAAAAATTTACAATAATTCATAAAGAAAAAATCAAATAATAAACAATAACTTAAAGTAGAGTTAGCTTTTCATAACGAAAGTTATTAACAGTTAA